AGCGTTTTTGCTGATGACTCGTCGTTATTAGTAGATGGTGTAAACGGTACAATTCCTGGTTATGTAAGTATTGCAGAACTTAAAAATATTGCGGCAACTAGTGCAACTTATGCAAACTTCCAAGCAGCTATTGCAGCCCTATAAACGATAAATATTATAAACGGAGCAAGGATTTATGGCAATACAAACTATTAATGTAGGTAACATCGCAAATGATGGTACAGGTGACGATCTACGTGAAGCCTTTATTAAAGTAAACGACAACTTTACTGATGTAAATTCTAGAATTAATAATGCTACAGTCGGTGTAGAAAACATAGGAATAACCGGTGAAGGTGTATATGCACAAACAGTAGATAAGATACTACAATTTAAAAAACTTGTGCCAGGAGCAAATACTACACTTACCTCAAACGGTGATACTATTACTATTAATAGTAGTGGCGGAATGAGTAACTTGTTATTCTTAACTGATAATGGAAGTACCAACGGTAACGATAATACATATGTTGGAATTATGGGAGGGACAGGTGTAGAAACAAGAACTTCCTTAAATCATATTTTTATTGATATTCAGGGAGACAATTTAGTTGCACTTGACCCTAGTCCTAGATTAACTGGGCCTTTAAATGCTAATAATCAAAATATTGTTAATGTAGATACAGTAAGTGCAGGAGATGTTATTGCTAACGTAACAGGCCTTGTACACGATGTTGATATAAGAGATATTAATGTTTATTTTGACAACTATTGGGATTTTGGTCCTGTAATACAAAGACAGTTTAACTCTATTATAGACTATTTAATAAACACTGCAAATATAGATTTAGGCGCAATATTAGGTCCTGATATTAATTCTGCACAAATTGATCTTGGCACAATTAGTACGTAAAGCCGATAAATACTATACGGAGAACGTGTAGATGGCTTTATGGAATAAAAAATCTGGAACAAAATTAGCAATACTACAGGAAAGAATTACAACATCTGTTGCTCTTCCTGTAGATCAAGGTGCAACAGTGCAACTGTTAGGGGGCGAAATTCCTAAAGGTATGAGATTGAGTGGTACTTTGATAATAGGTACCCCTTTTGAAGTACCTAGAAATATTAGCTATAGATTTGTTCTTAGAGGAACACTTAACGGTGTTGTACAAGATAGAACATTTACAATCGAAGTACAAGGTGCAGACGAACCTGTTTGGGTTACGCCTGAGGATCTTCTTGATATTGGTACTAACAAAACGTATTTTATTTTAGATAGTTCACCTGTAGATTACCAGTTACAAGTAATTGACAGAGATACTAGCTCAGGTCAACGATTAACGTATTTTATAGGTCAAGACGGCGGAGAACTTCCGCCTGGGATAACGCTAACTAAAGGCGGCAAGTTAGTAGGTGTTGTTGATCCTGTGCTTGCCTTAGATAAACAAGCAAAGAGCGGAATTTATGACGAAAATAATTTTGACCGCTATCCATACGACTTTAGTATTAAAAGTGCACAAGGGTTTGATAGTTTTTATTATGACGTGTCTATTTACGACTACGCAACTCCTACTCAAGTCCCTAAAAAATTAAATCGCTATTATCAGTTCACTGTTAGTGTTACTGACGGTGACACTACTTCGTCGAGAACATTTAGAATTTATGTAGTAGGTGATGATTTTTTACGTGCTGATAATACAATTATGCAAGTTGGAAGTGGAGTATTTAGTGCTGACAATACTCCGATAAGAACTCCCATATGGTTAACACCTGCAGATTTAGGATTTAGACGAGCAAACAATTATATATCATTATTTTTAGATATTATTGATCCAAACAGTTTAGTTGGATTTACCACTTATGAATTACTTCCGACTAATGATGACGGTTCACCGAGTGTTCTTCCTATAGGAACTTCACTAGACCAAACATCGGGAGAAGTAGCAGGAAAAGTTCCTTTTCAGCCACAAGTAACAAAAGAATATACATTTACTGTTAATGCTATTCGTGTAACTGGTAATAGTTCTGAACGTGCAGAAACTAAAAAAACATTCAAAGTTACATTGTTAGGTGAAGTTAATAGTAATATAAACTGGATTACCGAAAGCGATCTAGGAGATATAAATTCAAATTATATTTCAACTTTGTATGTTAAAGCAAAAACAAACGTGCCTAATGCTAATATGCTATATTCTTTAGTAGATGGAAGATTGCCACCCGGGTTAACTCTTGCATACGATGGAGAAATTATTGGTAAAATTAATAGTTTTGGTAATAGTAATGATCTAGGATTAACTGTTTTTGACAGTGCAAATTTTGTATTAGACGGAAATACTACGTTAATTGATAGAGATTATGAATTTACTGTAAAAGCACAAGATCATTTTGGATATAGTGCTATTACAAAATCATTTAAACTTACAGTGTCTGACCCGGATGATAAGTTATATTCAAACATATATTTTAAACCTTTACTAAAACCAGATCAACGAGTTGTATTTAATAATTTTGTAACAGATGCTGCATTAATTCCAATAGAAAAAGTTTATCGCCCTAATGACCCTAATTTCGGATTAACCAAAGATATTAAAATATTAGTATATTCAGGAATTGAAACGAAATTAGCAGAACAATATGTGGCTGCAAGTGCCCTTAATTCTAAAAGAAAAAATTATAAGATAGGCGATCTTAAAACGGCCGTTGCTAAACTTCCAGGAACAGACGAAGTTGTATACGAAGTAGTTTATTTAGATATAATTGATCCTTACGAAAAAGATGGCAAGGTTGCAGAAAAAATTACTATTAAAAATAGTAATAAAATTTTAGTTAACAGTGTAAGAGCACAGCCTAACAATCCGTTGTACAATACGTCCGAGTACAATAATATTCCTATAGTAGGTAGACTAAGTTTAGAAAGTGCAGTACCGTCAAGAGATACACTTGCTGTGCAAACTCGCAACGGTACAGTAAATTGGGTATTCGGTACTGATTTTATTATTTTGCAGAGATCAGGAAATGTTATAGCCGAGTTGAACAGAGGTTCGTCAACTAACTTAGATCAACGACCTGTTCCAGAGAACACTATAAGAACAGACAGTTCGGCAGTAAAAGTAAGCGATCCAAATAAAATTACAAAATTTATTAGTAACATAAGTAATATGAGAAAACAATTTAGTAACCTAGGAAGAACTGAGCGAAACTTTCTACCGTTATGGATGCGCACAGCACAACAAGATAGTATCCAAGAACTAGGTTTTACACTATCAATACCGTTAGTTTATTGTAAACCAGGAACTAGCGAAACAATTAAAGCTGCTATCAATTTTACAGGATTCGACTATAGACAATTTGAATTAGACATTGATCGTTTTCTGATAGACAGTACAGAAGGCGTAGGCGAACCCAAATACTTCGTATTTGCTAACTATGACTTTAATTTATAATAAATATGTTTGGAGATAAACAAAATGGCAAGTAATATTAATACAACAGACATTGATGCAGAATATCCTGTAGCAGGTCAAGACAACGACTCACAAGGGTTTCGTGATAATTTTAGTACTATTAAAAATAACTTTGTAGCATCTAAAGCAGAAATTGAGTTATTACAGGATACTACAGCAAAAGTTAACGCAGATAATGACTTTAATGGAAGCATTATTAGAGACGCTAGTTTAGAATCTGTTACAGAAGAAGTAAACCCTATGGGAGAAGTTAACAGTCTACAAGATATTAACTTTACTAACGGACATTATCAAACTATTACGGTATCAAACAACTTAACATTACGTTTAGCTGTGTGGCCGGGTGAAAATAAATTAGGAAAGATTAGAGTAGTAATACGCAGCAAAACTGATACTCCTAGAACAATTACTTGGAGTACAGAAGCAGGCGGCTCTATTAAGTATGATGCAAATTTTCCGACACCTTTTGTAGTAAGTGAACCAACTAATCCGACTATTGTAGATTTTTGGACAGACGACGGTGGCACAACTGTGTATGCACATTATGTAGGTAAGTTTACTTAATGTTTAATCCTCTAGTAGACTCTTTTGATACTTTATCTGATGCAGAAATAGACGAGTCTATTAGGGATTTATCTCGGAAATATTTTCAATCGCATAATCTGCAAGTACAGCAACAGATTGCAATTCTACTAGAAATGTATAAAGAAGAATCTCGAGCTAGACAAGCAAGAGCTTATCAACGTCAACAAAATCAAGGAAATGGCGAATCAGGACTTGACAATCTAATCAATGTAAGTTAAAATAAGTGTATGCTTATGAAAACAGATGAACTAGGTATTCCACGATTCTCTAATCGCAATCTTGTCGATATGATCTATTCAGGTCATGCGGATAAAGTACATGTGGTGTTGTGCGATGCTAACGATGATGTAGACAAGTTTAATGAGGCTATGGAAGAACAAGGCCTAGACAAACTTCAAAAGTATATTCCATTAGATGTAGATCAAAAGACTTTTGACGGTGCGTTACAGAGTGAATGGTTTATGCCTGATGAATATAAGAACAAAGATATTGTTTGGCACGTTCATAATGTAAAAGAAACATACACCCAAGAAGAAAGAGATAGAATAGAAGAAGAACTTGATGCGTTTAGAGAACGCGGCATGTTTCCACTACTACGCTATATGGTGTATCTTGTAGACTACATGCGTGAGAATAAGATTGTATGGGGTGTAGGTAGAGGATCAAGTGTAGCAAGTTATGTGCTATACTTGATAGGTGTACACAGAATTAATTCAATCCAGTATGACCTGGATTGGAGGGAGTTCTTGAGATAAGTAAGTATATAATTAAAGGAGATTAGCAATGGCTATGAAACAAACTGGACGTAAAGTCTATAAAAGTATGCAAGGTAAACAAGTTGATATGGACTTGCTAAGACAACGTAATGAACTTACTCCAGCAGTGGGTAATGCTCGTGTAAACGCTCGTGGTGACGAACTAGGCCCAGGTGGTAAAATTATTAAAAATCGCGAAGATGTACTTAGCGGTTATTATCAAAATAACTCGCCCGACGAAGTAGCTGTTAAGAAAACTAAAGCACAAGCTCAGACAGCAGAAAAAGACTTAACTGATGATTGGGTAGAGCCGGCTGCTCAAGACGATTGGGTTGAAGACGAAGATGGCAATTTTGTAAAAAAAGGTGATTAATGGCTAAAAATATTAATAATATTAAAGGCACTCCTCGTGCTGTAGGTAATCGTGTACTAGTAACTGATATGTACTTTGGTGAACAAAAAACAAAATCAGGTTTAATTTTACGCAACGACGACGGTGAAACAAGAGGAATTTATCCTCGCTGGGGGAAAGTATACTCTAAAGGTCCAGAAAATACAGATGAATATCAAATAGGAGACTGGATTCTTATTGAACATGGACGTTGGACACGATCGTTAAAGCTAGAATCTGAGAAAGATGGCGAAATTGAAATTCGTATGGTCGAATCCGAAAGTGTTCTGGCTACCTCAAATGAAAAGCCAAAAGGTATACAAATTGGTGCAGAATACACTGACGGTCCAGTAGACATTGATCCATCAAGTTTTGTGAGGCCTGATGCCTAAAAAATACATAATTGATATTGACGGTACTATTTGTAAAGAAGTTATTATTCCAGGCACTGGTGGAAAGAAAGACTACGCTAAACATATTCCCATGCTGGATCGTATTGCAAAAGTAAATGCATTGTATGATGCAGGACACACAATAAAATATATGACAGCACGAGGGTGTGTAAGTAAAATTGATTATTATGATTTAACTAAAGATCAATTAATAAACTGGGGTGCAAAGCATCACGAACTCAGCGTAGGTGAAAAAGAAAACTACGACATATGGATTGACGACAAAGCATTCTGGAGTGAAAACTTCTTCCGTGAAACAGGTGAATCATATGAGTGATCACAGATTTATTGCGGCAATGGATCACAGTGGTGGTTCAACAGGTGGCGTACTAGAACGCTACGGTCAA